GATCAGCTAGAAGAAACAGGAGCGTCTAAGCATTTACGTTCCACTGCTTTTGAGATGGCCTTGTTTGGTACAGGTGTGATGAAAGGGCCTTTTGCTGTTAATAAAGAATATGCAAATTGGGCTGAGAATGGTGAGTATAAGCCGTTGATTAAAACTGTGCCAGAAGCTTCACACGTTTCTATCTGGAACTTCTATTGGGACCCTGACGCAACTAACACTGATGAGTGTCAGTATGTGATTGAGCGCCACAAGATGAGCCGCACTCAGCTTCGTGCTTTGAAGAAGCGTCCCTATTTCAGATCTAATGTCATTGATCAAATCATTGCTGAGGGTGAAACCTATTCCAAGAAATATTGGGAGGACGACCTCAGAGACTACACACCCAACTTTGGTGTGGAGCGTTTTGAAGTGTTGGAATATTGGGGCAACGTAGACATTGAGTTGCTTGAAGAAAACGACATTGTTATTCCTGAGGACATGATGGAAGCTGGAGAACTCCAAGCTAACATTTGGTTCTGTAATGGAAAGATTTTGAGACTTGTTCTCAATCCGTTTAAGCCAGCAAAGATTCCGTATTATGCTGTGCCATATGAACTAAACCCCTACTCTCTAGCTGGTGTAGGTATTGCCGAAAACATGGACGATACCCAAACCTTAATGAATGGTTTTATGCGTATGTCAGTGGATAATGCGGTTCTTTCTGGCAACCTTGTATTTGAAGTTGATGAAACCAATCTTGTTCCGGGTCAAGACCTTTCTGTCTATCCCGGCAAAGTGTTTAGAAGACAGGGTGGAGCACCGGGCCAAGCTTTGTTTGGTACAAAGTTTCCCAATGTTTCACAAGAAAATCTACAACTGTTTGACAAAGCTAGACAGCTAGCAGATGAATCTACAGGACTTCCTTCATTCTCCTACGGACAAACAGGTGTGTCTGGTGTAGGCCGTACAGCAAGCGGTATTAGCATGCTGATGAATGCAGCTAGTGGCAGCGTTAAAACTGTCATTAAAAATCTGGATGACTATTTGCTTGGCCCTATCGGTAAAGCCTTTTTCAACTTCAACATGCAATTTGATTTTGATCCAGAAATCAAAGGCGACTTGGAAGTTAATGCCAGAGGCACTGAAAGCTTGATGGCTAACGAAGTGAGAAGCCAGCGTCTAATGCAGTTTTTACAAATTGCAAGCCAACCTTCGCTTATGCCCTTTGCTAAGTTTCCATACATCATTAGAGAAATTGCAAAGAGCATGGACTTAGACCCTGACAAGGTGACTAATAACATGGATGAAGCTATGCGTCAAGCCATCTTGATGCAACAGAATTCTCCAGCGGCTCCTCCTGCTGCTGCTGGTCAGCCTCCACAAGGTGTGGCAGGGCCACCCGGAGTTGCTGATATGACTGGTGGTGGTGGTGGTAATATTGGAGTGGGAACACCTCCTACACCACAAGAACAAGGATTTAGCGGAAATGTTGAACAAGCCCCACCTATCTAAAATAAAAGCGTTTGTTAATAACAATAATCAATGGGACGCTTTTTTAGAAACTCTTGAATATGAAATAAGTTGTTGCCATAAAAAGCTAGAACAATCAAAAGATATTCAAGATATTTATCAAACGCAGGGAGCCATTTCTGCTTTACGCAGATTGAAATATTTAAAGGATGAAGTAAATGTACAACAATAAATTTTTAGCTGAAGGTGGTATGCCTGATGAGAGCGGCACAATAGATCCTGTGAGTGGTAATAAAGTTCCTCCGGGCGCTATGCAAGAAGAAGTGAGAGATGATATTAGTGCAAAGCTCAGCGAAGGAGAGTTTGTTTTCTCTGCTGATGTTGTACGTTATATTGGCCTAGAACGTCTAATGAATATTAGAGACTTGGCTAAGCGTGGCTTGCAGAAGATGAGTGAGCAAGGACAGATGGGTAATGCCGATGAAGTGGCTAATCCAGAAGCTCCACATGGGGACGAGTTTGCTAAGAACGTAGATAAGATTATGTCTGAACTTCCTGAGGAAGAAGAAGCTTCTGAAACTGAAATGGCTTTGGGCGGTATGGCTACAGATCAGACACAGTTTCAAGCCCCTCCTCCCGCTGGCTCTATTACTGACCAACAAGTGATGAATAACATTGCTCCGTACATTGTTGCTGAACAAACTGCTGCAACACAGCCCCCAGAACAAGGTGCTAAAACAGGCTTAATGGCAAAGAAAAAAGTGTGATATACTGAACATATCGGAACCAGAGGTGGGCTGGTCGATACTTATAAAACCCACCATTATTGGCTACCTATCTCCCCGCACAGGCGGCAACAGCTAGCCCCAACTTATAGAGGTATTTATGACAGACGTTGTTTTGGAACAGAAACAAGAAGTAAAAGCTTATTCTCCTTTTGGTAAACGTAACGCCAACAATGAGAAGATTGAGCAAGAAGAAGCAGAGCTTAAAGAACTACAAGAAGAGAATAGATCAGAGAAGAAACAAGAAGACGATGACTCTAAGTTGTCGGCAGAGGAAAAGACGTTTAAGAAGCGTTATGGTGATCTGCGTAGACATTCCCAACAGCAGCAGACACAGCTTCAAACTCAGATTGATGAGTTGAAAACTCAGCTTCAAAAGAGCACAAGCAACCAGATTAAACTGCCAAAGTCAGAAGAAGAACTCGCTGCTTGGGCTGAGCAATACCCAGACGTAGCAAAGATTGTTGAATCCATTGCTATGAAGAAAGCAAAAGAACAGTCTGAGTCTATTGAGCAACGCTTGCGTTCTTTGGATGAACGAGAGATGGAGACTGCTAGAGACAAGGCTGAATCAGAATTGTTGCGTCTACATCCAGACTTTGACAAGATTCGGGACACAGATGACTTCCATGATTGGGTAGAAGACCAACCAAAATGGGTACAACAAGCTTTGTATGAAAACGACACCGATGCTAAAGCTGCTGCTAGAGCAATTGATTTGTACAAAGTAGACAAGAATATTACTAAAAGTAGAACTAAAGAATCTAGTAAGGATGCTGCACAAAGCGTTGGAACTAGAGGAAGTAGATCATCTCCGTCTAATGTAGACACAGATGGACTTGTCTATGAATCTTCTGTGAATCAAATGAATTCACATGAATACGAAGCCAACCAAGAAGCTATTTCTAAAGCTATTAAGTCTGGCAAGTTCGTATACGACATCAGCGGCAACGCTCGATAACTTGATTTATACGTCAACAATCACTATTTTATAGAAGATTGTTGACAAATACTTCAAGTGTGCTATAACTTTAAACACGGCTACTTCGGTAGCCAGTTTCCTTAAGCCGTTATTTGCTATAACCACCTTAAGCAAACAAGCAATCTGTAACGCAAAGCAAGTAAACTGTCAGAATTACCTGTAAGTTTATTAGCCTGTTTTAGTAGCGAGGGCACTTGTTACTATTACACACCTAATAATGTCAGCCTCTGTAGTTGTGTGAGCGTATTTAATTATATGCCCTATCAATATCTTAGGAGGATACATCATGGCATTTCCAAAAGCTGCTGGCTATAACAACTTACCCAACGGTAATTTTAGTCCAGTTATTTATTCCAAGCAGGTTCAACTTGCTTTCCGTAAGTCTTCTACTGTAGAAGCTATTACTAATAGCGACTATTTTGGCGAAATCGCCAACATGGGCGACTCTGTTAAAATCATCAAAGAGCCTGAAGTTTCTGTTCAGTCTTATGCTCGTGGCACACAAATCACTGCACAAGACCTGAATGACGAAGACTTCACCTTGGTTGTTGATCAGGCTAACTATTACGCCTTCAAGATTGATGACATCGAAGCTGCTCATTCCCATGTGAATTTCATGCAAATGGCTTCTGATCGTGCAGCTTATCGCTTGCGTGACCAGTATGACCAAGATGTGTTGGGTTACTTGTCTGGCTATCAACAGTCTGCCAAGCACACCCAAGCTGGCACTGCTCGTACCACTTTCCCCGGTACTAAAGCTTTGACAGAAGCTGGTTCTAACGAACTGTTGGCTAGCATGCAATTGAAAAAGGGTGACTTTGGTAACATTACCACTTCGTCTGCTGGCGACCACTCTATTCCTATTGCCGCTCGTTTGCCCGGCGCTACTGCCCTGCCTACCGCTACAGCTTCTCCTTTGATGGTGATTGCTCGTATGGGTCGTTTGTTGGATCAACAGTTTGTTGACTCCAATGGTCGTTGGTTGGTGGTTGATCCCGTCTTCATCGAAATGTTGAAAGACGAAGACAGCCGCTTGTTGAACAGCGACTTCGGTGGTTCTGGCTTGCAGAATGGCTTGGTCATTAACAACCTGCACGGCTTCAAGATCTACGTGTCTAACAACCTGCCTAAGATTGGTACAGGTGCTGGTACTACTGGTACTGCTAACCAAAACACCAACTTCGGTGTGATCGTTGCTGGTCATGATTCTGCTGTGGCAACCGCTCAGCAAATCACCAAGACAGAAACCTATCGTGATCCCGATAGCTTTGCTGACATCGTGCGTGGTATGCACCTTTATGGTCGCAAGATTTTGCGTCCCGAAGGTATTGTCACTGCTAAATATAACGCTGCTTAAGGAGAACATAAATGGCTACAGTTGACGTTTCTAGTGGTATTAATGCTGCTACCCACCCAAGTCGTGCTATTCGCAGCATGCCTTATGTAGTTGAGACAACTCTCAACTTTGCTACTGCCACCACAACCAAAGGCTCTGCTCTTGCAGCAGCCGATGTGTTGGAAGTGTTGGACATTCCTGCTGAGACTTTGATTCTCAACGCTGGCTACGAAGTCACTGCCACCATCACTGGTGATGTGACCTTGGACGTTGGTATTACAGGTGTGGATGCCGATGTCTTCGTTGATGGCGCTACTCTTGCTGCTGCCACTGCTGTTGGTACTTATGCTCAAAACGCTGCGGCTTTCCAGCCCATCGTGATTGGCTCTAGTGCTGACACCTTGGACGTTCTCATTGCGACTTCTACCACAGCAGTGTCTGCTGGTACTATTCGTGTGTGGGCAGTCTTGGTTGACCTGAATGGTCGTGCTGGCCCTGCCTCAGTTGACCGTGAACAGTTGGCTTAAAAACTAACTAAACCAAGGGGCAGCTTCCAAAAGAGGTTGCCCCTTTTTTGTTTATATATTATGTTATAATAAGAGCACGGTTTGAAAGATAATAATGGCATATAATTTTCTTGATTTAGTTAACGAAGTGAATAGAAGATTGAATGAGGTTGAACTCACATCTTCTAATTTTGCTTCAGCTACAGGATTTTATGCACACAATAAAGATGCTGTGAATGCAGCCATCAGAGATGTTAACCACATTCATTATGAATGGCCCTTCAATCACGAAGTGAAGGAACAAGTTTTAACGGCTGGAACAATCAGATATTCTTTTCCAGCAGACGCAAATACAATTGATTTTGATTCATTTAGAATTAAAGAAAATACAGGGCTAGGAAATAAAACTCAAAAGCTCACTTTAATTTCATACGAAGAATATTTAAATAGTTTTATAGATCAAGAGTATGCCGTAGACTCTAGCAAGAGAAAACTGCCAGAGTTTGTGTTCCATGCACCAAGCTTGGAATATGGGATAGTTAACGCACCTGATCAGGCATACACATTGGTGTATGAATATTATCAAGTGCCTGTTGATCTTTCTGTTTATTCAGATGCTCCTACTATACCTGAACGATTCCGACATGTAATTATTGATGGAGCTATGCTCTATGCTTACTTGTTCAGAAGCAATGAGCAAGCTGCTAACTTAGCTAAAAGTAAGTTTGATGATGGTGTAAAACGCATGCGTACCATGTTAGTCAATCGTTATGTCAATATGCGCTCTGGTATGATTGTCCCGTCTAAAGCAACTGCCTTTGGCGACAGGGTGAATTAATGGCTGACGCTTGGCAAACATATGCTTTTGAATTTAAGGGTGGACTTGTTTCTAACTTGTCTCCTCTACAGCAAGGTATTAATGCTCCGGGCAGTGCTCGTCTATTGAAAAACTTTGAGCCTTCTGTTGATGGTGGCTATAGAAGAATAGAAGGCTTTGCTAAATATGACAGTGCGTCAGTGCCTCCTTATGGGTTTCCAAAAGTACATGGCAGTGGTCAAACTGGAACAACATTAATTATTGCTAATATTTTTGTAACTCCTGAAGTGAATGATACATTTACTATTGCAGGAGTTACTGGCACGTATAGTATCAATAGCATTTCTTATGACAATGTCACTAAGAGAGCTACGCTTAGTTTAAACACTTCCCTAGCGAGTAGTCCTGCTGACTTAGCAAACATTACCTTTGCAGCCCATAGCGGATTGATTAAAGGAATTGCTGCTTGGGAAAGCAATGTAATTTCGCTAAGAAATAATTCTTTATACAAGTCAACTGGTAGTGGATGGACAAAAATAAATGTCCCTTCTTTTGGTACAGTGTTGGTTAATGGTGCTGGTCAAACTGGCACTAGCCTCATTGTAGACGGTTTAACTGCCACTCCAAGGGCAGGAGACACATTCACTATTAGCGGCGTTGAGAAAGTGTACACAGTCACTTCTACAGCAACTGTTACAGCAGGTGGAGCCACCCTTTCTATCAATCCTGCTTTGGCTAGTAGCCCCGCAGATAATGCTGGCTTGTCTTGGTTAACTTCTAATTATAGTGACAGTGAAAAACTGCGTGTTTCTAAATACAGAATAAGCACCACCAGCAAGATAGTTGGGGTTGACTCAGTAAACTATCCTTTTATTTATGACGGTAGCACATATAAAGTATTAGACACCTCAGCAGATTTGTTGGGTGCTTCTTTTGTAGCCTTTCATAAAAATCATTTGATGTTTGCAAAGGGCGATAAGATTATCTTTTCATCCCCTTACACTGACACAGATTTTAATGTAGCCAATGGTGCTGGTATCATTTCTATTGGTGGTGTGATAACAGGCATCATTGTGTTCCGTGAAGCACTAATTGTTTTCACTGAAAAAAGCATTAGTCAAATAACTGGCAACACATCAGCAGATTTTAATCTTCAACCAATCACAAGGAATGTAGGCTGTGTGGCTACAGACACCATACAAGAGGTTGGTGGAGACATTATGTTCTTAGGCCCTGAAGGTTTAAGACTGCTCAGTGCAACAGATAGAACGGGTGATTTTAATTTAGGAGTTGTTTCTAAAGTTATTCAACAAGAAGCAACTGAATTAATTTTTTCTAGTTCTTCTTTCTCTAGTGTAGTGATTAAACAAAAATCTCAGTATAGAATATTTGGATATAATAGTGCCGTCACTCCTTCTAGTGCTAAGGGTATTCTAGGAACACAGATGGCTGCTGACAATACGGCTAGTATTGCTTGGGCTGAAACCTCAGGCATTAAAGCGTATGTAGCAGACAGCGACTATAGAAACCAAACAGAAACCGTAGTGTTTGCTCACGCAGATGGTTATGTTTATCAGATGGAAAGTGGTAGTAGTTTTGATGGGGCTAATATTGTAGCTAGCTTTGCTACTCCTTATGTGCCTATCAATGATCCACGAGTTAGAAAGACTTTTTATAAATTGTTCTTGTACACAGACCCTTTGGGCAGTGTCACAACATCCGTGAATTTAAAGCTGGATTTTGATGATAGAGGAAGTATTCAACCCGAAACAATCATCCTTTCTAATAATACAGGAAGTGTTGGGTTTTACGGTACAAGCACAGCAAAATATGGTACAACTGTGTATGGAGACAGGCTTAAAAGATTGTTTCAAACTCAAGTGGTAGGGTCTGCTTTTTCCGTATCTCTTCAATTTGTTTCAAATAGTACAGACCCTGCCTTTTCGTTGGACGCTGCTACATTAGAATACTCCACGCATGATAGAAGATAAGGAAATATTATGACTGGTTATGTTCGTGCTGATGGTACTAATAATATTGCTGATGGTAATATTATTAACGCTGCTGATTTGGATGGAGAATTTGATGCTGTCGTAGCAGCGTTTAATGCGTCTACTGGTCATACTCACGATGGCACTGCTGCGGAAGGTGCTCCAATTACTAAGTTGGGGCCTGTCCAAGATGTTGTTGTTTCAAGCGGAAACATCACTCCTAAGATAACTAATATTGTTGATATTGGTTCTTCTTCTTTAAAATTCAAAGATGTCTATTTAACAGGCACAGTTAATGCCGCTTCATTGACAGCTTCTCAGGCTGTGTTTACTGATGCTTCTAAAGGTTTGGTAAGCAATGCAATTACAGGCACTGGCAATGTTGTCATGTCTACCAGCCCTACGCTGGTTACACCAGCCTTAGGCACTCCCTCTTCTGTCACCCTCACAAACGCCACTGGCTTGCCTGTATCCACTGGTATCAGTGGTTTAGGCACTGGCATGGCTACGTTCTTAGCTACGCCTTCCTCAGCCAATCTAGCCTCTACTGTTACAGACGAAACAGGTAGCGGCTCTCTAGTCTTTTCAAACAGTCCTACACTAGTCACTCCAGCATTGGGGACACCTTCATCAGCCACACTGACTAATGCAACTGGTTTACCTATAGCCACTGGTGTCAGTGGTTTAGGCACTAGTGTTGCTACAGCATTGGCTGTTAATGTAGGTTCTGCTGGTGCGGTTGTGGTTAATGGTGGAGTTTTAGGAACACCTAGTTCTGCCACTCTTACCAATGCTACAGGACTCCCTGTTTCTACAGGCATTAGTGGTTTGGGGACAGGAGTGGCTACATTCTTAGCCACGCCTTCTTCTGCCAACTTAGCTGCTGCTGTGACAGATGAGACAGGCACTGGCTCTGTGGTGTTCTCTAATAGTCCCACATTGGTTACTCCTGCATTAGGCACTCCTTCTTCTGTCACTCTTACTAATGCAACAGGGCTTCCAGTTGCTACAGGCATCAGTGGCTTAGGCACTGGTGTTGCTACAGCTTTAGCTGTTAACACTGGTTCTGCTGGTGCAGTGGTGCTGTTTAACGGCGCTTTGGGTACACCCTCTAGTGGCACATTAACTAATGCTACAGGACTTCCCATCGGCACAGGTGTGTCTGGCTTAGGCACTGGTGTTGCTACAGCATTGGCTGTCAACACAGGGTCTGCTGGTGCTGTGGTGCTGTTTAACGGCGCTTTGGGGACACCCTCTAGCGGCACAGTGACCAACCTAACTGGCACTGCCTCAATCAATATTAACGGCACTGTGGGTGCAACGACAGCCAACACAGGCGCATTCACTACACTTACTGCTAGCGCAGATTCCACCTTTAGTTCCACTGGTGCATTAACTATCAGCAAGGGAACAACATTACAGCGTCCTACAGCAACATCTGGAATGCTCCGCTTCAATACCACTACAACTGAGTTTGAAGGCTACAACGGCACGGCATGGGCTTCTGTGGGTGGTGCGGCACTGAGCAACGACACCAGCACAGCAACCAACGTCTATCCATTGTTTGCAAACGCCACGACTGGAACAGCCTCCACGCTGTTTACAGGCAATGCTTTCTTGTTGTACAAGCCAAGCACTGGTGAGCTTCAGTCAAGAGTTCCTGTGGCTTCCAACGGCATCGTGGTGAACAGTTTGACTGTGGCAACAAGCTATACGATTGCGGCTGGATTTTCTGGTGCATCGGCTGGTCCCATCACAATTGCGAGCGGTCAGTCGGTCACGGTTGCTGGTGGTTCACGCTGGGTGATTTCTTAAAGGATTTGACATGAGCTTAGTATTACTTGGATCAACAAGCGGAAGCGTTACGCTACAGGAACCAGCGATTGCTGGGAGTACCGTTATTGACCTTCCTGCCACATCAGGGACGATGGCGGTGTTGCCTACGGCTACAAGTGTGTTGCCTCAAGCTTCTGGTGGCACGGGTACAACCACTGGCTACTACGGGTTTAAAAACCGCATCATCAACGGCGCAATGGTTGTTGACCAGAGGAATGCGGGGGCGAGTGTTACCCCAACTAATGCTCAATATTTGGTTGATCGATGGAGTGCCAATCTAAGTCAAGCATCAAAATATAGCGTTCAGCAAAATGCGGGTTCTGTTACTCCACCAGCAGGATTTATAAATTATTTGGGCGTTACATCTTTGTCAGCTTATTCAATTGTTTCTACCGATACTTTTGGTGTTCGCCAACGAGTTGAGGGATTAAACATGACTGACTTTGGTTGGGGTTCTGCCTCTGCTGTAACAGTCACTTTATCGTTTTGGGTTCGTTCATCATTGACTGGAACATTTGGCGGTGCTTTGCAAAACTCTGCTGGAAATAGGTCATATCCATTCAGTTACACAATCAGTTCTGCAAACACTTGGGAACAGAAAACTGTCACGATTGCTGGCGACACATCAGGCACTTGGTTGACAACAAATGGAATTGGTGTTGAAGTTTATTTTGGTTTAGGTGTTGGTTCAACATACTCAGGAACAGCAGGCGCATGGGCTGGAGCAAACTATTCATCGGCCACAGGCGCAACCAGCGTAGTCGGCACAAACGGAGCCACTTTCTACATCACAGGTGTCCAGCTTGAGAAAGGCTCAACAGCAACGAGCTTTGACTACAGGCCGTATGGCACTGAGCTTCAGCTTGCACAGCGTTATTATTGGAAACGTCAAGATACTTCATCAAGCACTGCTTTTGCAAACCTCGCTTGTTTTACATCAACAGATGCTCGTGGAAGCATTTCCTATTCTCAAATGAGGTCTGCCCCAACAATAGGATTTTCTGGTTCGTTTCTCGTGCAAGCAGTTAATGCTATTCAATTAACAGTAACTTCTGGAAATATGTCTTCAAACAGTGCCACTGATACAAATTTTCTTGTTATTGCATCAACATCTGGTCTTACCGCAGGACAAGCCGCAGTTTTGCTAAGAAGCTCTGGAACTTGTTTTATAGATGCATCATCGGAGCTTTGAAATGTACAAACTAATTAAACCAATTTTTGACGGCGCAGAATCAAATACCGTAAGACGATTAGAAGACGGTGCTTGCATCCCTTTTGCCGAAGACAACACCGACTACCAAGCCTATCTTGCTTGGGTGGCTGAAGGCAACACACCAGAGCCAGCAGAGGAGAACACATAATGGCTGTAACACTGAACGCAAATTCGTCAACGGGCTTTATCGCCACCTCTGACACATCGGGAGTCCTCCAACTCCAAACTGGCGGGACTACGGCGGTCACTGTGGACGCTTCGCAGAATGTCACGCTGGCGGGGACATTAACTGCTACAGGTGTGACTACGGTTCCAGCGGGCACTGTCTCTGCCCCTGCCATCACAACTACTGGCGACACCAACACAGGCATCTTCTTCCCTGCGGCTGACACTATTGCTTTCTCTGAAGGCGGTACAGAGGCTATGCGTATCGACTCCTCTGGTAATGTGGGGATTGGTACGATTTCGCCTACTGGAAAACTGCAAGTCAAGGCAGCTAATCCTCAGATTTGGATGGAGGACTCTGCTGCCGGGACAAACGGAAAATTCACCGCCATTGGCACAAGCAACGGAAACATGACCTTTAACCGTTACCTTGATAACGGTACTTTAGCTGGTGAATATATGCGCCTCGACTCCAGCGGTAACTTGCTGGTGGGGGCTACGAATAATTCGGGGCAGCGTCTCCAAGTTGCCGGAAGCAGCACAAACGACAACTCTGGTATTTTTTCAGCGGTAAATACGAACACCGCAGCCGCTGCGTGTGTTGCCGCCTTCGCTACCGGAACAAACAGCACCGCTACAAGCAATGTGTTGATTAGGTTTGGTATTGATAACTATAACCAAGGTAGCGGGCAGATAAACGCCAACGGTGCTGGCGCGGTGGCTTTTGGCGCTTTTTCAGATAGCCGTTTAAAAGAAAACATTGTTGACTTGCCTTCACAGCTTGACAACATCATGGCTCTGCGCCCTGTTGAGTACGACTACATTGAATCAATGGGTGGCGGTCACCAAATAGGTTTTGTGGCTCAAGAAGTGCAAGCTATTTATCCTGATTTGGTTGGTGAAGCTGAAGATGGAATGCTTACTCTTTCCGATATGAACAAAAACGATGCTCGGCTCATCAAAGCCATCCAAGAGATGAAGGCAATCATTGACACCCAAGCCAGCACCATCACCCAATTACAGGCAGACGTAGCCGCCCTTAAAGGAGCATCAGCATGACTTTAATTCTCTCCGGCACAGACGGCCTCTCTGATGTAGACGGTTCTGCCGCAACCCCTGCTATCAGGGGAACGGACGCTAACACAGGCATCTTCTTTGGTGCGGACATTATTGGGTTTGCTGAGGGCGGTGCTGAGGTCGCTAGATTTAACGCAGATGCACAGTTTGTAGCGGCGGCTGGAACAGCCTCTTTGCCTGTTATTACGACGACTGGAGATGTGAACACAGGCATCTTCTTTCCTGCGGCTGACACTATTGCTTTCTCTGAAGGTGGTGCGGAGGCTATGAGGATTGATGCGAGTGGGAATTTAAGGTTAGGTACAACAGGCTCATCTGATGCTCGTTTGTATGTCCGTGGCGCTGGAACAACAAGTGCAACAGCATCATTTGAGGCGGCTAACTCATCTGGTGCTACACGCTTGTTTGTTCAAGACGATGGCACTACACGATTCTTTGGTTCTGCTGGATCAGAAACAGCCCGCATCACCTCCAGCGGTGAATTTCTGGTGGGGAAGACTGCGTCTGATGTTGGAACCGTAGGTACAAGGATTACTTCCAGTGGAACACTAGTGGCTTCTACAAGCTCAGAAGTTGGGTTGTTTGTAAACCGAAACACAACCGATGGCACTCTTGTCTCTTTCCGTCAGGACAACAGCGACGAAGGCAACATCTCTGTTTCTGGCACAACCGTGTCCTACAACGGTGGTCACTTGTCTCGCTGGGCGCAGACCACCACAGCCAAAGATGATTCGCTGGTCAAAGGCACTGTGCTGTCCAACTTGGATGCAATGAACGTATACACAAATGATGAAGGCAATCCTGTAGACAACGAGCAGTTGAATAAAGTCAAGGTGTCTGACGTTGAAGGCGATGCCAATGTTGCTGGTGTGTTCGTCAACTGGACTTATGACGATGCCCACAACGTGGACGAAATCAACATGGCAATGACGGGTGACATGATTATCCGCATTGCACAAGGCGTGACTGTTGCCCGTGGCGACTTGCTCATGTCTGCTGGTGATGGCACTGCCAAGCCGCAGGGTGACGACATTGTTCGCTCCAAGACCATCGCCAAAGTCACATCAACCCATGTCACTTGCACCTACGCAGACGGTTCATTCTGTGTGCCTTGTGTTCTGATGGCTTGCTAAAAGGAAATATATGACAACCACTTGGACAATTTCACAACTTGACCGTCAAACATCTGATGGATTTGTAACCACTGCCCACTGGCAAGCCACGGCGGTGGATGGTGACTACTCAGCATCCACCTACGCCACCTGCTCATGGTCTGATGGCACTCCAACTGTTGCCTATGACCAGTTGACACAAGAAACTGTGTTGGGATGGATTTGGGCTAATGGTGTGGACAAGGACGCTGTTGAGGCTTCTTTAGCGGCACAGATTGAAGCGCAGAAGAATCCAACTACTGCCACTGGAGTGCCTTGGTAATGGAAGTAGAAAACAAATACATCTCTGAAACAGAGGCTAAGCTGATGACACATGAAGAAGTGTGTGCTCAGCGATATGAAGCCATTAAGAAGTCTTTTGAAGAAGGCGATAAGCGTATGACAAAGATTGAATATCTTTTGTATGCTGTCATTGTGGCTGTGTTGTTTGGCCCCGGCGTTGCTGCTGAAGTTGTTAAGAAATTTATAGGGGTTTAAAATTGATCCAATCAGTCTTTGCCTTCTTGCTGCTGGCTTGGTCAAAAACATCCAAGCTGGCTGTGAGCTTTACAAACAAGCCAAAGAATCTTTTGTTGAGATTAAGAGCACTGTTGACGAAGTTGTTGGTATTGGCAAAGAGGTGTATGGATTTTGGGGTCAGCTTCTTGCCTTCTTTGGTAGCAAGCCTAAGCCTCAAGCTGTTCAGCCTGTGGCTAAGCCTAAGAAGACTAAGTATGTTGCTGTTGACGAAACTCAAGTTAAAGTTGACATCGTCAAAAACCTAACAGAGTTTTTTAAACTACAAGAACAACTAGCTGCACACATAAGAGAAGAAGAAGATAAGTCAAGAAACGTATACGACCCAAATCAGAACCACATGGAAGCTGCCTTAAAGAGAGTGATGGCACAGCAGCAGATGGCTGAATTGGAGATAACGATTAGAGAAACAATGGTGTATCAGAGTCCTCCTGAAATGGGAGCTTTATACAGTTCAGTGTTTGAAATGCGTGAGGTTATACAGGAAGAACAAGAAGGAGCCAGACTTAAAGAAGAGGCTAAAGAAAGATATAGGCTATGGCTACGAAGGGAAAAACAAAGAAACTTCCAAGCAAAGCTAATCTACCTAGCCGCAACAATGATATTTATCGTGTACCTTTGGATGTGGTTCCTCCTCATAAAGAATTGGGGGAGGACATAATGGGATGGATAGCAGCTTGTATATTAATAGCAGTGTTACTTCCTCTACTAGGTTTTTTATATGTAGACATATTGGAAGTGAAGCACGAGTCGAAGACACAACTTGAGAAGGTTGAGAAATTGCGAAAGCAAATTGAACAGAAAGAAAGGAAACAAAGAGATGACTAAGCAACTAGAGAAAGATTCAAACTTCAACCAGTTTGATACAGATCATGATGGTGTGGTGACAGATGCTGAATTGGCACGGTCAGAACGCATGCTGATGATTGAGAACATGGACAAGATGGCTGACCAACAAAGAGTTATGGCATGGGCTGCTCTTGGTGCTCCTCCTGCTTTGATTGCTTTCATGGCTTCTGCTTTGGTTACACTGGAGAAGGTGAATGCTTTGAGTGGTTTGACTACCACCTATTGTGCTGCTATGGGAACCATTGTAGTGGCTTTCATGGCTGCTCAAGCCTATGTTAGAGGTAAGACTAACGATGCGTAACCTGCTATCTGGTCTGATAGCTCTGCTGCTTGTATTTGGTGGTGGCTATTGGTATGGCACAGAAGCTGAATATGATAGGCAACAAGCCGAGATAGCTGCTCTTAATGCTAAGGCCAGAGAGACAGAGAAGCAGATGGCTGTAGTGGCTACAACATATGCTGATACATTGAGAAAGTCTAATAAAGATGCTGAAAAGAAAATTACCACTCTTAGGGCTGCTGTTGCCTCTGGTGATGTGCGCTTGTCAATCCCGACCCAAGGCTCCGTATGTCCCTCCTCAGATGCCTCCGTTGCCACAGGAGATAACGATGGAGAGACACGAGCCGAACTTGACAGATCGGTTGGTGAAGCTCTTATCGCCATCACAGCCGAAGGCGACACAGCCATAAGAAAGCTTAATGCTTGTATAGAAACTTATAACACTCTAAGGAATATGAAATGAATTTAACAGCCAACTTCTCCCTACATGAATTGACTAAGTCTGAGACAGCCTTGCGTCTTGGTTTGGACAACACACCAGATGAAGCTGCCATTGCTAGCTTGAAGCTACTTTGTGAGAAAGTGTTACAACCTGTTAGAGATCATTATAAAAAAGGTGTAAAATGTAATAGTGCATTTCGCAGTCCTGAAAGTAATGCTGCGGTGGGAGGATCAAAAACCTCAGACCATTGCCTTGGGAGAGCAGCCGATATAGAAATTCCGGGTGTTGCAAATGCTGATCTGGCCCAGTGGATTATGGATAATTTAGAATACACACAACTCATCCTAGAATTCTATACTCCCGGTATTCCAGACAGTGGTTGGGTGCATGTCTCATACGACCCAAGCAACCTAAAGAAACAAGAGTTGACAGCTACTAAACAAAATGGTAAGACGGTGTACCTAAATGGACTTGTCGCTTAAGGAGTGATATAATGTCCTTTAAAAATCTAAATATAATTGGCAGAGAATATGAAGTGGTTTATTTAGATGATTTAAAAGATGTTATAGGGGATTGTGATTGTGACAATTTAAAAATTAGAATAAAGAATGGACAGCCCCCTTCACTTGAAACAGACACTGTGTTACATGAAGTGGTGCATGCAATAGATAATGCAATGCAATTGAATATGACAGAAAGACAAGTGTATTGTGTGACAACAGGCTTGATAGCCACATTAAAAGATAATCAACAATTTTTAGAATATTTGTATAAGGCGTTAAAGAAATGAAAGAAGATTTCACAGCAACACAAAAAGAAGTTGTAGCTAGAAAGATGGGCTACAACGGGCCTATGCATATGTTTGATGAGTTCTTGATGTCAACACCAGCAGAAGCAAAGAAATATTCTTTGATCACTTCTAAGCTCTCAGAAGGCATGGCTAAGGGTGGTGCTGTTGTTCACTACGCTAAAGGTGGTCAAGTCATTAAAGGGCCACAAGCTAAGCAAGTAGCTGAGGCTAAGAAGATAATTAGAGAGATGATTATTGAAGATGATGTAGACCCAAACATCATTATCAAATTGTCTCAAATGGCTGAGGATGTTATTAAAGATGCTTCTCTGTATCCCCGCTTTAGACAGGAACTGCTGGCTAACGACCTAGCAGAAGAAGAAGATGTTAGAGAGAAGATTGATTATCAAGTCTTGGCTATCTATTCAACCTTGGGAATTTTGACTCAGCAGATGATTGCATCTGGTGAATTGGGAGCATAAGAATGGTAAATTGGAAGAAGCTTAAAAGGTTTACAAAGAAAGTTGCTAAGGCCGCTCTTGTTGTTGCGGCCCTTGTCAATCCTGCTTTGATACCAATGATAGGTAATGCTGTCTTGGGTGCTGTTGGTGTCACTGGAGCTAGTGCTGCTGCTGTCAGTGCTGCTGGTGCTTTTGCCATCACCACAGGAGGCAACTTAGTTGCAGGAGAATCTCTAGAAGATTCGGTGATAGCAGGGGCCACTTCAGCAGCCCTTGTTGGCGGCACACAATTGTTGTCGGATGCTGGCAGCCTTAGCTTAGGAGGAGGAAGTTCCTCTGCCGCTGGTGTGGATTCAGCTAGTGTTGGTGCTGCCAACACCACTAGTGCGTATACAGGAGTGACTGGTGGGGCAGGAGCAGAAGCCCTAACTCTCCCTGCTGCTGACACTAGTATGTATTCTATCGCTCCTAGTAGCAGCGTTTCTAGTACAGGCATACAAGCAAGTGCTGGTGAAGGGGTTAACTTATACACCCCTCCCACCACTCCTGCTAGTGCAGCAGCGTCTAGTGCCGACCTCACTGCTGGTACAGGCATGCAAGCTCCTGTCACTTCTAATTTAACAGGCTCAACCCTTTCACAGCCATTTTTAACAGACATGGGTGGAGGTCAAGGACTGACAGCACCCGCTGCTGGTGGCGGCACTGTAAGTGAGGCTGGTGTTTTTGGTGCTCCCTTAGGTGCTTATGATGTTCCTTCTGTCAGCTTAACTGATGCTTATGCTGTTAATGAATTAACAAAAGACGAAGAAGACGAAGAAAAGAAAAAGAGAGAAGAAGAAGAAAAAGCAAAGAAAGAAAAAGAAGCTTTAGATTTGACAGCAGCTTTTGCTGCTATTGGTGAGCTTCTCTCTTCAAGAGATGCTGGTACAAGAGGTGAAAGAACATTTGCTGATGGTGGTGCTGTGCTTCCTACTCAGCCAACAGCAACACAAGCTCCCGTTCAACAAACAGCAATTACTTCTGGAATGACAGCAACTGCACAACAAGCAGGTGCAATACAACAAGCTACACCTACAGCAGGTGTGGTGTCAGCAGAAGTGGCTGCTCCAACAGCAGTGGCTGAAGAGAAAATTGCAGCAGACCAAGCTCAAGCTAAACTTGCTGAGAGCCTAACTGGTGTGAAAGCAGAGCAGGGTGTCTTGTCTAAAGAAGCACAAGCTCAAGCAGCCACTGTTGTTCCTACAGAGACAGCGGTTGGTAAAGAAGCAGCAGCACAGGGAGTGGCTACACAAGTGGTTGCTCCTCAACAAAGAACACTACAAGCTGGTGAAGTTGTTAGTGGTGCTGCCGTAGATCAGAAACAAGTGGAAGCTGCTCTGGCTAAGACACAGGCTGCTCAAGGAGTTGTCTCAGAAGAGATGACAACACAAGGACAGCTTAATAAGCTTCTGACAAACTTTGATGCTGGTAACCCACCTCCGTGGGCTGCTGCCTCTATGCGTGGTGTTACAGCACAGCTTGCAGCTAGAGGATTGGGTGCTAGTAGCATGGCTGGTCAAGCCATTGTTCAAGCCACCTTAGAAGCTGCTTTGCCTATTGCTGCTGCTGATGCTAAAGTGTTTGAACAGATGGGTTTACAAAACCTTTCTAACAGACAACAAACAGCTATGGTATTGGCTGAGCAAAGAGCTAAGTTTTTGGGTCAAGAGTTTGATCAGAACTTCCAGACTAGAGTGTTGAATGCTGCTCGTGTTGCTGACATTGCTGACAAAAACTTCACTGCTGATGTCACCATTGCTTTGGAGAATGCTCGTCTTACAAGCACAATGGACTTACAGAACTTGTCTAATAGACAAGCACTGATATTGGCAAAGACAGCACAGGTGGCTTCTCTTGAGACAGCCAACCTAAACAACAGACAACAAGTGGCTGTTGAAAATGCTAAGTCTTTCTTGGCTATGGATGTTAGAAACTTAGACAACAGACAACAAACAGCTTTGTTTAAAGCTAAGGAAATTGCTGACTCCATCATCTCTGACACTGCTGCTGCTAATGCAGCTAAAGCAACCAATGCAGCAAATGCATTAGAGGCTGACAAGGTGAATGCACAGCTGGCTTTGTCTGCTTCTCAATATAATACAGCAGAGAAAAACAAAGTGTCTATGTTTAACAAGTCTGCTGCTGATGAGCTTTTGAAATTTAATGCACAAGAAGCTAATAACAGAGCGGAGTTCAATGCAAACTTAGCGACACAAATTAACATAGCAAATGCTAAAGTGTTGGCAGAAGTTTCAACAGCAAACACAAGAGAAGTGAATGCTATGGCTGCTGTTAATGCTAAGAATGCTACAGACTTGTCTGCTTCCACATATGCTCAGCTTTCACAAACCTATCGTGATAGGATTGAGCAAGCATGGAAGACAGCCGATAATGATGCAACTAGAGCTAATGAAATTACCAAGGCAAACATTACTTCTTCGATGAGTAAATACACTGCTGACTCTGCGGCAGATGGTGCTTTTTATTCATCTATGGGCCAACTAGCTGTGGCATTACTATCCACAGGTGGAACGACAGGTGGAAAGATTGGCTTAGAGAGCCTGTACGATCTGTTTAAGAAGATAAAAGGATCATGAAACACATTAAAGCTTATATGAATAAAATAGATGCGATGCTCGCTTCTACTAAGCCTTCTTCCCCTAAAAAGAAGAGCTTTGGCTTTGCTTCTTCTAAAGAGAAACCAGCAGAAGAAACAAAGAGAGAAGACATGAATATGAAAATCATTGCAGACGTTGTCCAAGGTATTAGAGAAGCACGAGAGGAACTGGTTAATGCAAAAAGCTAAAACTTCACCCTTTGATGTTATTACACCAGTACCTCCGGGTGTGTCTTGGACTGCTCCTGAGAAAAGCAGACCGTGGCAACAGCCTCCACAGCTTACAAGCATTTCTGATGTAGCACAACGCTACATGGATATGTTTTCTAGTCCAGACGTTATGCTTAATACACTAGATGTACTAGAGAGCAAGGTTCCTCTATCTGCCATTGCTGAGTCATTGATGTTAAACAATGTATCAGAAGGGCTGCATACACTAGACGCTGGCATCTTGGTGATGCCTGTCATTATTGAATTGTTTGTTTCTATTTGTACCTTGCATAAGATTGAATACATTATCTATGCAGATGATGTGGAAAGAAACACAACAGTGCCTACTCGTATTGCCAAGCTTGCTGTAAAGAAAGCTATGGAGAAGATGGAGGAAGCAGTTCCAACAGAACAACCACGAGAAGAAAAGCCAATGGGTTTAATGGCACGTAAACAGAAAGAGATGGTGTAATATGCCTTCAGCTTTAACAGCTTTCCTTGGCGGTGCAGCAGCACAAGCCACCACAATGATTGAAGCAGAGAAGAAGAATGCTAGAGAGCTTGCTGCTGCTCAGGCTTCCACCATGTTGAAAAACTACATGGAAGTGGATAAGCAAGCTAAGGACTTGTCTAGCAAGATGGCTTCAGATGTAGAGTTTTTGAAGGGCTATTATCCAGATGTCTCTGATGATGACTTAGTAGAAGCTGCTAAGAATCCAGAAGCTATGGCTGTGTTCAAGAAGAAAGCTAGTGAGCCAGACTTTGATTCTCGTGCCATTAAGTTTAATGACTTTGTCACTGTTGCTTCTAAGAATTCTGGTAAAGATTTTAAGACTCAGATTAATGAGCTTTACGACATTAGAAAACTGGAAGCTGCTCCTACACCAGCAGCAAAAAATTTAGGATTCTTTAGACAGATAGCAGCAGGGGCAGGAGAAGAAGAGCTTAAACGCATTGTGGCTCCTTTCGGTGTCACCCCTGAGCAGCTTAGAGGTGCTATGACTTATAAGCCTTCTGTAACTTCTGCTGCTAAGTTTAATTTGAATGCTTTGTCTACTAAGACATTTGCTCAGGAAGAAGACAAGGCTAAGCTTGATGTGGTGGCTGCACAAGCCTTGCCTAAAGACGATCCAAAAAGAGAGGCTGCTTTGGTAGCAGCCACTACAAAATTGTCTCAGTTCACTGTTGTTAAGTCTTTGGTGAGCACCGAAGGATTGACTAATGAAAAGATTCTTTCCAACTTGGTGTCTCAGATTCAAGACCTTCCTAAAGATTCTCCAAAGCGTAAAGAGTTGGAAGCTCAAGTTGAAGAACGTAAAAAACTCATGTCTTCTAAAGAAACAAAAGTTACAGAGAATGACATTAGAACAGACTTAGCCACTCGTATCATTGAAGCTAAAAAGAGCGGAAAGACACAAGAAGCTACAGCTTTAACTGCTGAGTTGAAGCAGCGTGAAGCTTTGTTGGATAAGGCAGAAACTGACCCCAATAAGATTTCAGCAGCTTCCTATCAAACAGCAGCTAACAGAGCCATTGCTTCTGCCATCGCCACTTATGTACCTGCTGGTGACTTCAATATAGTCACTGATCCCAATGGTAATCAAACTGTGACGTTGAAGAATCTCACTAAGACAGCAGACTATGACAAGGGCTTAAACGCAGGTAGGCTTGCTGTGTTGAAAGAATACACAAATGAGAATGGTGTTCCTAAGTCTGAAGAACACAAGCTTGCTTTGATTGCTATTGGCATTGTGTTTGATAATAGAGGTGTTGCTTCTGTGCCAACAGCCAGAACTGGCGGCGGGATTCCCGCTCCTGCTGCACCTGCACCAGCCCCTGCTGCACCAACACCAGCCCCTGCTGCCGCTGCACCTGCTCCTAAGCCGTTGCCTTCTAAAACTAAGACAGCAACTATGGCAGATGTTAATGCCTTTGCAGCACAGAAGAAACTTTCTCCTGCACAAGTAAAAGCAGACTTGGAAAAAAACGGCTATAAGATTGTAGACTGAGGAACATCATGCCACTTGTTGATGACTTTGAAAGCTTCATTGCCACCCCTTCGGAGCAGCCTACCCCTGCTTCTCCTCCACTACAAGAGAGCATTGCCAATGCTTTCGAGACTTTCAAACAAACATCTTCCGCTTTAAAGCCCTCAGAAGCCCCTACAGAGGTCCCTTCTTTTGGGGGATATAGGTCTAGGGCTGGTGTGGGGAGAACCCCTGCTCCTGCCCCTGTAACAGAGCCTACACCTGCTAAGCCTTCTGTCCTAGACATTGCTAAACAAAGCAGTATTCAAGCCAAAGCTAGTAATTTAGAGAGGCAAAAGAAGATTGAAGAAGGCCAGTTCTCTTTTAAAGACTTGTCTGAGAAGCCTGACACATTCAAAGCAATCAATGACTATGCCGTAGCTAGGTTTGGCAAAGAGGGAACTATGCTTCCTAATGAAACCAAGGATGATTATGTTAAGCGGTGGGCTGGTCACATGCGTATGCTTTCTTTTGGTAACCTTATTTCAGGTACACAAGAGCTTCAATATCTAAACAACGCTAGCCAAGAAGACTTATTAAAAGCCAAGAAAGCTTATGACATCTTTGACAGCACTGCCAGCTACTTCAGTGCTAAAGGACAGAAGGGATTTACCCCTGTCCTAGATGCTTTAGGTAGCATTGTGTCTGACCCCACCACAGCCATCTCTTTAGGCGCTGGTACTATAGCAAAGAATGTCTTTGCTAAAGAAGCAGCAACTAAAGGATTGAGAGCAGCCTTGACTAGTAGGCTTGGAGCAACTGCCGCTGTTACAGTGCCCACTGTTGAGGGAACAGGTGCTGCCTTGTCTAATGTACAAGAGCAACGTAGAAAGCTTATTACACAAGACGCTGCTAATAAAGACTCTAGAGCAAAAGTGGAACAGGCTAAGCAAGTGGTGGCACAGCTTCCTCCTGAGCAGCAAAAAGAACTGACTGATCAAATCAAAGAAGTTGAAACCACATTAGCAGCAGAAGAAAAGAAAGTTGCTGAGGGTATCAATCTTGCTGAGGTGGGCACTGCTGGCACTATCGGTGCAGTGGCAGGTACAGCAGAAACTGCTGGCTTGTTAACAGCAGCTAGACTTGCTACAGGCAAGACACCAGTGAATGAGCTTGATGCTATATTGGCACAGCGACAACAAGCTGCAAGAGGACGTATAGAGCCACAGATGGATGTGTCTGTCCCTCCTCCAAAGGTGGAGATAACTCCTAAAGATCCCACAGAGACACAGCTTGAAGATGCTTATGACATCTTTGAAGGTAGGAAGCTTCTGGATAAAGAGGGAGATCCTACAGCCATTGCTGAGATGCAAATAAGAAATGATGTGAACAAGAAAGCTGCACAGATTGCTGGCAACATTTGGTCACAGGTTCCTGAGCTTGCTCCTAAAGCAGATCAAAAAGTTAGCGATGCTGTCAAGAATGTTTTCATGAACATTGACAACATTGATGATGTTGTTCTTCGTGATGCTCTTTCTAATGCTGGTGTTACACCAGAAGAGTTTGCTCGTATGAACAGAACAACAGCAGGAGATGCTGGTCGTACCTTACAAGCCTATTCTGTGCTTGCTCGTATTCAGAACAAGCTTAAGAACATTGACCCTGCTGCTGCCAAAGAAGTTGATTTGATGTATGGCAAACGCAATACACTTACCTCTGCCTTCACTGGCTTGTATGATTTATCTCTGAGACTTGATAGAGAACTTAAAGCTCTGATGGTGTCACAAGTGGCTACCACCATTCGTAACGGCTACTCTGGCTTGGCTGTTGTCACCTTTGGCACAGCCTCTGAAGCTGTGGAGTCTGCTCTATATCGCATGGGCAAGACAGCCTATGAACTTGGTAGTGGTAAGCCACTGACAGGCAGCTTCACTGGTGGCATCAAAGGTGTTTATGATGATGCTGTTAGAACAGCTTTCTATTTAGGCCAAGGCAACTTATCTTCTGATGTAGCAGAGAGATTGCTTGCTGGTTCACCAACATTGCGTGGACGCATCTTACGTACAGTGGGTGAGAACGAAGCCGCTGAACTTTCTAAAGTGGCACAAATAGCTAATACATTAAACGTAGCTCAGGATGCTTTCTTTAGAAAAGCCATCTTCACTGCCTCTGTTGAGAAGCAACTCAGCAGAGTTGGTATTGATATGTATGATGTGATGGCTCAAGGAAAGAACATTCCTATTGATGTTCTTAAGAATGCTACAGATGAAGCCTTGGCTGCTACATTTAGCAAGATGCCAACACAGGGCATTATGTTTCATGGCGTTAAGTTTATTGAAGCACTAGGCCCTGTTGGTTCCACTGTCATTCCTTTCCCCCGCTTCATGGCTAACGCTATGTCATGGACGTACAAGCATAGCCCTATGGGAATCTTCTCTGGTGCTGGTGACATAGCTAAAGGATCTGCTATGTTGAAGGCTGGAAACGAAGAAGGTCAAAGGTATTTGATGCAGGGTTTAGAGAATACTTCTAAGGGTGCTATCGGCACTGCTGCCATCTATGCTGCTTATAAATACAGACAAGAAAACCAAGACACCAACTGGTACGATGTAAAGAATCCAGACGGTAGCACAGTGGATGCGAGAGCTTTGTTCCCTGCTGCTCCTTTCCTTGCGATGGGTGACTACTTGGTTAAGTTTGGAAAAGCTAGAACAGATGAGTTTAAAACCAAGGAATTCTTAGAGGCTATGACAGGCTTTAAAGTACCTGCTGGTACTTCTGCTTGGTTGGGAGATAAGTTTGCTGAGTCCTTGTCTAATATGCAGACAGGTGAAGGCAGTGCTGACACTAAGGTTGCTACGTTCTTTGGTGAATGGGCAGGACAATATTTAGGTAGGGCACTCATTCCTTTGCAACAAGTGAGTGATTTGTTTGGTGCTATTGATAGAGATGAAACTCTGCCTAGAGATGCCTATCAAATCCCTGCTGGTGAGGAAGGCTTTGTTTCTTCTGCTGCTGCACAGCTACAAAAGAAAGTGCCTGTCTTAAAGCAAGAGCTTCCTGTATTTCAACCCGCTACAAGAAAAGAAGCAGCGTTCAATGACTCTGGCCCTTTGAAGATGTTTACTGGTATCACCATTAAAGGAAAGCCACAGCCCTTAGAAGAAGAGATAAGCAAGCTAAAAATTCCTTTCAATAAAATCTTTACCACCACTGGAGATAAGATTGTAGATGCTAGTGCTCGTAAGGTGATGGCTCCTTTGGTTGTAGATACGTTTACATTGCTTGAGGGTACAGACTTCTATAGACAGGCTAGCCCTGATGAAAAGAAAATTGCTTTGCAAAACCTGCTTGCTTGGGCACAGAAGAATGCTAAGGAGATTGCTTCTCAAACAGCTATGGCAGAAGCCTTTAACAAGGGAGAGCAAGCACGTTTGTTTGCTGTGCAATATAGCAAGCTGCCCCCAGAAGTTAAGAGAGCCACAGCAGAATTCTACAAGCGAAATATAGGTAAAGACTTGGCAGAAACTAAAGACTATATGTCTGCCTTGTCCATCGCTGCTGCCCTTAAGAAGCAGCCTGAGTTTGCTGGTGGTGGTTTAGCTAAACAGATGGCTGAGACTCTTATTGGTAAGGGTACAGCTAAGGTGGCTACTAAGTCTGTGATTCAGTCTGCTGATGAGTTGTTGCAGAAAGCAACTGACATGGCTGCTAAGGCAGGGGTGTCTATACCTCCTGCTGCTAAGCAGACAGAGGAAGTTCTTCCTGCTGCTAAACAAACAGAAAACTTGCTTAGTCAAAAGGGAACTGAGGTAGTGGTTCCTGCTGAACAGCAAGTAGCTGGTGTCATTAGCAAACCTGCTGAGGCAAAGCCAAGTGTTATTGATTGGAGCAAATATTCAGAAGAGCAACTACAACAAGCTGAGTCTTTGTTAAAGACTAGCATGGGGTCGCAGTATCAACTGGATAAGTTTAAAGCTAGCTCTTCTACAGATTACCAGAAAAGCTTACTAGCTAAGCTGCAAGAAATTGCACCAGAAGGAACAGCCACACCACCAACACCAAAAGATTTGTCTATTGTGTCCCCAGACATTGTCTTCACTCCTTTGAACATAAGAGATAAGAAGAGGCTGGCTGAAATACCAGACTTGGGTAAGCTTCCTATGGCTTCAAATGACACCTTCAAAAGAAAAGAATTGCTTCATAATATTAGACAACTAAGACAAGAAGCTTTCCCTCTTTTGATAGACCAGCTAGACCAGCTTTCGTTTATTAAAGGCGCTAAGCCTTTAGATGATGAAGTTGTTGCTGTTGCTCAAGGTGAATACAGAGCGGCTAAGGGTAGAGAAGTTGATGTGAATGATGCAGCCTCTGTAGAAGACTTTGCTTCGCTTGCTTCTAAGCTTCAGAACAAGCTGGATGACTTGCGTATTAAATATAAAGACACACCACCTGTTGTTCTTTATCATGGCAGCAGAACAGAACGTACAAAAGAAAAACTAGCAAGAGGTTTCTATGACCCACAAACAAACAAGAAGTCTCATGCAGAGTTGAATGCAGGAGCCATCTCATTCACCAAAGACCCCAACTTGAATTACTTTGTAGAGAAGTTTGGTGGCAAAGAGCCTAAGAACATTTCACAAACTGTGATGCCATACGCTGAGTATGAATTCAGAAGAGTGAACATGACTCCTGATGCTTATGACAAACAAGATATAAACTATCTTGCTAGAACAATTACAGGTAGTCCATCTGTAGCTAGACCTCTGAGCATTCCACGATCACAAACATTTAAAGAAACAGAAGATGCTTTTATTGAAGCAGACAAGCTTAAGATCACTCAGGATGTGAAAGCTGTGGAAGAGAAGTATGGGCTTATCCAGAAAAGAACAGAAGCTATTGACGATGCGTTCAGTAAACTTGAAGCTTATGATGCTGCTCCAATTAGTACAAAGCAAGACCCGCTTGCTTCTTATGAAGCATATAGAAACATCCGCACTCTTTTCAAAGAGCTTAGAAAACAAAGTGATGTGACATCTACAAAAACAGGCTATGGTCAAAACTATTTAATTGGTTTAGAAAAGTTTGGCCCTGCTCTGATTAATATTATTAACGATGTTCAGTTTGCTTTCAAAACTCAGAAGGCTATGAAAGGAAGTGACAAGCCTTCCTTGCTTGCAACCTTTAAAGAGCAGTTAGAGATTCTTACTAAGAAGCAAATAAACCCAATCACTGGAGATTTGGACATGGCTACAGTGAAGGAAAAGACTAAGGCTATGAATAAAATTCAGCAGCTTACTCCTAAGCTTAACAAGGGTGGTGCTTTAGGACTAAAGAAAGACAGCACACAAGGTGGACTAGCACCATATGGTGTTAGACACAGTGGTGAAGGTGTTAAAGGTAAGGGATTTTTTGGTTCTCTCCCAACTAAACAGGGAGATGTGGCTACAGAAATGTCTTCTGAGTTTGAATATAAAGGAAAGAATGTAGAGCATCCCCTCATTGTGCCTACATTAAATAAAGCTGAGCTTGATCATCTGTTGTCTGGTAAGCAACCTACAGAAGCCATCTACTCAAAAGCACAAGCCTTCGCAAAGAAAAGAATAGATGAGGGTAAGGGTACGTTTGCTGAGCCTACAGAGATACGCTATCCTGTGCCTGATCAAAAGGGACTAGCTTCTAGAAAATAGGTTGTTGGTGGCTACTGGGCCAGTCTATTCACCACCGCAATCTGCAATGGAACCACCAACACAGGTGAAGACTAGTCTTGGATGAACCCAATTAAATGCCACTGAAGGCAAGTTGCCAGTCTTCACTCATCTTGGTAGGGCATACAGGAATTGAACCTGTATTGATGGCTTAGAAGGCCATTGTACTATCCATTGTACTAATGCCCTAGCTTTCAAGAAGCTTCGTTAAGCTTTCTCAGATTATCAAAATATCCTTTGTCAAATCCCCTCTGCCACTCTTTGCCTTGAGTGGTGTTGGGATTGTATTGGTTATTCAACCATCCCTTTGTGAATGCAAAATAGCCTTGCTCAAATTGAATACGCAGCGGTGCTGTGCGTTCTACTTTGACAATGTTCATAGCTGTTCCTTTAGCTGAGATATTTTTAAATTCCAACAGTCTGACTTTACCACATATCCATTCGTAGGGTCAACATCTCCCTTCTTCATGAACACAGCATCTTTAAAATATTGATGTTTTTCATACACACCAAGATACCAACCAACAGAGAAGTCATTCTTCACTCGACAGAAAGCATAGTAGTCACAGTCTTGCTTAATGTTTAGATTAGCAATGCTGCAATCATATGTTTCCAAAGGAACATAGCCTGTCTGCTTTGTCTTGACATCAATCTTAATTCCACTGTCTAAAACTAAGTCGTAGTCATAAGTGTTGGCTAGTCTCCCACCCAACACCTGTTGAGCAATAGCTTCACCAATGAAGCCAGCCATGTTGCCAGCCCCCCTGATGATGCTATTGTAAAGCTGCCCCATCTCAGCAGCTTTATCTCTCGCTTCCACTAACATAGTGGGAGTGATGACTACTTCTATCATCGAACAGGACAAGCGCCAGAAGCACAGTCGTCATCAAGGCCGATGTTAGCTTCATCAATGGAAGTGATGAGGCGTGTGCTAGCTACCAATTCGTTGTACTGGTCTTCACTGATTTCTTCCAACGGTGCTTGGTGGAAGCCATGCTCTGAGTGCAACAAGAAAGACAAGCTCTTATGATTGTTCTTGTAATTCTTCTTCAGATATTTACGAATCTCAGGCAGTTCTTCCTTGCGATAGTAGACAGTGCAGGACACACTATTATCACTCCACACTTCTTGCAACCACTTCACTGTCTCCAGTTGTTGGATGGCTGTCATATCCTTAGCCAACACAGCATGTTCAGGATGACGGAAGGGGAAAGACACAACCATTGTTGAATGATCAGTGCTGCCATCAAAGTTACGCTGTGGCTCTACAGGGTAGCCATGATCACGACACACCTGCACCAATGAATGATTGGATGCAATGCGAATACGTCTAATCATGAAACGAGCATAGGCAGGGTGGCAACCACTGGTGACACCGGGCAACAAAGACAATGTGCCAGAGGGCTTCACAGTGGTGAGCTTCACAGATTTATTGAAGCCATGCTTCTGGCTGTAGAAGGCATCAAAGTTACGCAGCTTCTTGTATGCCATATCAAGCCAACTCTTCTGTTCTTCAGTGGCTTGCAACACACCAGTGATGCCAATACCCATACGCATGTTCTCATGAACAATGGCTTCTGTCTGTGGCAGATGGCAAGGCAAAGCAAGGCTGTGTTTGTTAATACGATAGAGCAATGTAGCCACATCGTTAAACTCTTCTTCGCTTTCAATGTTAGGCAGATAGATTTCTGCCAAGCAGCAGGTTTCTTTATCAGCCAAGCTTTGTTCAGCACATGGGTTGTAGCCCTGCACTTTAGGGTCTGGATATTCTGTCTCACCCAAGCGTCCAATCTTACGTGACAGCTTCAAGTTAATCAGGCCATAAGGTTCTCCCTTGCCTTCATAACCATCCCAGAAGAATTCATGCAGGTCGCTGATGTCATCACAGACAACAGAGTTGTTGGACATAGCTCTCCATGAGGGAATGTTTCCCATGTCCCATCGCTTAGCCAACAAATATTCCACATCATCAGCATCACCAATGGCAATCTGTGCTGATCTACGGACATTACCAGCCACCACAATGGAGCCAATGATGTTCATAATGTCCAAGCAATCAATGGGGCGTAGTTGTTTTCCTTTGCGCTTCTCTAGCACATCAGAGATGTTGTTGATGCCGTTGCACAAATCTTCAGGGCCGCTGGCTGTACCACCAAAGCCTTTGATGGGTGCGCCCTTGCCACGAATAAGCTGTGTGCTGTAGGTGAAGGTGCTGTCGTTCTCTGTGTCGCTTAGGAGAGCCGCTTTAAGCGTCTTGCCCAAAAGCTTAACCCAACCTTCACGGCTATCTGGCACAATGAAAGAAGCGTCAGCGGTATCAATACGAGTAGGACGAACAAATCCAGAATTAACGATTGGAAGTTTCTCAACATTTTCCCTTTGGATGTTATAGCCAACACCACTACCAAGCATCAACAAATCCATAGCCCAAGTGAAAGGCTCAACTGGTTTGTCTATGACAGTGAAGGCACAGTTTTGTAAACTAGCCAAGCCAAGCTTAGAGACAGTGGGAGTGCCAAGCTGCCACAGGAAACGTCCTGCAACAATGCCTTTTAAACCCAACAGATAGCCCCTTAAACGCTCTTGTTCTGCTTCGGTGAAGCCACACCCTAGCTGCTCATTGGTGGCCCTTACAACCCTGTCTACTACGTCAGTAAACTCCTCTGTCTTGCTGTTTAAATCTGTCTCATTAAGTCTTCGTGCGTATGTACGCTTCATTGTTAAATAGCCTACAGTAGACCAAGGCGTTACTACATTAGTATTCATGTTTCTCCAGTGTATGAATGTTTAGGGAAAATAAAAGGAGCAGAGTTGCTCCTAGAAGGGGATGCAGTTATACACCAATTTATTCTTCGTAGTCTTTCTTTTCTTTCTTTTTTGGTTTCCAGTTAGTGGATACTAACCTATTAGTAGGAAGGTCGGTTGAATGGGCTGCATCATACAATACCTGATCTTTAATTGGATACCCGTAGATAATTTCCATGAAAGAAAGAAAGGCTTCCACAGCAGAACACCAAGTATTAGCATCTTCTGTTGAATAAGAAAGCTTAGTGGATTGTCCGTCTGGTGAGACATAAGAAAAAGTATATCTAACAGTAGGCGGTGTTTCTAAATATTCTCTCATGTTAAGACCTTTCAAATAAATTGGGGTACAAAGATGATAGCACAACTTTACATTGCTCTGCTATTTCCCTATGTTCTTTCTGGGTAGATTCATCACAGCGAATGTCTACATAGTGCAACCAGCTACGCAACGTACCGTTCATGTACATGCGAGACATTGTCAAGCCTTCTGGCAACACTTTCCTAGCCACCTCTTTAGCTATGCCCATACCAATTGCAGCTTTGTATGCATTGGTAGCTAGCTTCCATGTGGCTACTTGTTGCTCATCCCACCACCGCCGAAGCTCTCTGTCTTGTGTTGGCAAACTGTTCTGTCTGTTCTTATCGTCTTGCATACGCACTTCACCAGCAGCCCAATCAATTACTTCAGCATAGCGTTGACTAAACTCTTGAAAGCTAAAGCTTCTGTGACGTAAGATTTGTCTGGCAATATCTCTAGTGGTGTTGATTTCCATACAGATATTTACCATTTCAAAAGGACTCCAGTGCTTGTGCTTCATAAGATATTTAAGAAGCTTAGGCGCTGTGTCCTTGTTGTCTTGGTTGTCGGGGTTAGAAACCCGTGCCATGTAAGCAACGAGTTCCTCCCCATTCGGTGTAGACCAAATAAGTTTAACGCTCATACATAGCTTCAATCTTAGCTAAGTAGTTTTCTGCTTCATGGGGAATCATGTAATACCTCAACAACTCTTTGCATGCCTTACGCACATTGTTGGTCATTTCAATATCGTCTTCGTGAGTGGAAGTGTTGAAGTGTGTGTTTACAAAACATGATTTGAGTTCATCGACAAACAAGGAGTCCATTTGTTCTGGCTCAAGAGACACCCATTTTTTATTATCATCCGCTACATCTGAATCTGTGTATGCGTATGTCTCATCTTCATCAATGCACCATTCTTCTGTTTCTTCGTCATAGTAATACCAAGCATCTTCTTCTTCAACATAGTACCACTCAACACCCTCTTCCTCATCGTAGTAGTAGTTTTCATCCACTGCTTCTTCTTCACTGCTATTAAACTCAGGGCTGTACAAAGAGCCTGTCTCAATAGCCTTAGTCAGCATGTCCAACAAAGCATAGTTGAGCAAGCAATGCACTGCTTCTTTGTCCATGTCCACATGGAAGTCTGCACTTCCATCTGCGTTTTCTTGATACTGATTCAGTTCAATTTTCATTTCTGCTTCCTTTTGATTTTTTCCTCGTCAGTTTTTACTTTGTGACAAGGCTTACACAATACCTGTAGATCAGGTAACTCACAAAACATTCGATCAATATACACATCCCAACTAATAAACCCTACAGAAGGATCAACCACTGGATGTATATGATCTACTTGCACATCTCCAGCAACAAACTCTTCTGCACACATAGCACACTTGAAATGCTGTGCTAGTAGCCCTGTCTTCTTATTAGTTTTTCTTCCGATTAATGCGGATTTAAGAGCCGTGTATTTCGGAGGCCACCTACGTGAGGCTGCTCTTAAAGCAGACGTAATGAAGCTTCTGAATCTAGCGTCTGTCCATTGACCGCCGTTTCTATTCTTGGGGGATAGTTTCGTCAAGGATGTTAACTAGGTTGTTATAAGACTCTTCCTGAGAAAGGAGGTCACGGATGATGTTCAACACTTCGTCTAAAGAGATGGCAACAAACTCAGCATTGAGTTCTCTATCATTCTTAATCTCTGAATAGAACACAACGTAGCCGTTAGCTGCTGGTCTAATTTCAATGTGTTGTTCTAGTGACATTAAGAAAGTCCCTCAATGTCAATATGATTGAACACCACTTCTCGTGGGTACAGAGGATCAAGACCCTCTGCCACAGACTCTTCAATAAATTCAGTTAATGAAACCTCATCTAAATAAATAGAGGGCAAATCTTCTGGGTCAATAAATGTAGTGATGGATATGTTTATCTTAATCATGATGTTTCTCCAAGCGCATGTCAATCAATTTGGCATAGCCCATAATGTCATGCCAACTATCACGATGATAACAATCCCCATTAACAAGTCGTGACATTTTGTGAGCAATCATATCAAGGGCTTCTGCCATGTCAGGTTCTAACAGAGAATAGTTAACACCATATTTCAAAACAGCTTTTAAGTCTTGGGCTGTGGTGGCAATGTTAATAAAGTCACCGTAGTGCCTAGCTCTTCGGTCTAAAGTTTCTGCAATATCCATTATTGCTTACCCCCTTGAGTGATGGTTTCTTCTGTCAATACAAAAGAGTCCCCAAAGCTATTGTGATTTGGGTCGTAAGAAATCTCACCAAATTCGCTGTAACATTCATTACAATGTTCCATGATTTGTTCTGCAACATCTTCATGTTTCTCCATAAAAGGAACCACTGAGGCAAGAAGCACACCCATACCTATCATGTCATCCATCTGTTCTTTAGACAAAGTGATGGGGCCAAAGCCTGATACCAACACTTCAAAGCTTCCGTGCCATTGTCCGTCTTCAATGGTTGGTCTTAAAATTACTGCCACATCATTAGGTTTAACTTCATTTGTCATGTTCTTCTTTCTTAGGCGGTTGCCATTCCTGTCCTTCATATCGTCTTAGCCAAAGAAGCCTTCCATTCTCCAGCACTCTAGCTTCATCCCCATCATAAGCTTCTAAGCAAGCAGCATACAAAGCTTCTTCATCAAAAGCTTCAGCCAATATCTCCTCAGCTTTAACAGGGCCTATGCCTTGTAAGCCAATGATATTATCAGCAGCATCGCCTGTCAAGATTTGTTTGTAAAAAGAATGCATGCCTTGCTCAGGAGTGATGTGATAGCCTTGCTTCTTTACAAAGTTGTAATGCCACCCTGCAATTTGATCTAAGTCTTTATCTACAGAGGAAATAATGCAAGTGTCTTTTAAAACTGTAGCTTCAATAGCTATAGCATCATCTGCTTCTTGTCCTTCAACAACAACAGCGCCCCACTCCTGCACCATATGTTGACGCAAGGCGGGGAGATGTTCTGGTTTAGGGGCTGTCCTGTTTCCTTTGTAGACAGCAGTGATTGCTATGTTGTTCCTGAAGTTGTCTTTCCCTGTGAGAAAGAGTTTCCACTGGTCAACATAGCAACCATTAAATGTGTTGTCCACACCGCACATAAGGATGTCAGCAATATAACTATTAAGCGTATGCCTAGCAGTGGTAATGCTTTCATCCTTACATGCAAAAGCGATGCGATATCCTATGATATCGGCATCAACTAAGACTAGCATTAAGCGTCAGGCTGTTCAGAGAACAAAGGAAGCTGTGCTTCTTTAGCCTTGGCTTCTTGCTGTGCAGCTTGCACCTGTGGGCTAGCTTGTTGTTGGATGGTGTTAACAAGTTTAAAGGCAAGCTCATAAGGAATTTTTCCCAGAGCGCCCATAATGATGTTAACGTCATCAACGTGGAGATCAAGTTTAATTTGCATTATGTTTTCCTTCAAAGAACATCTTCATCATCGGCAGCAATGCCACCAGCACCAGCGTATTCAACCAAGTCAGTGATGACAAGCTTGATCAATGAGGGGCTAACACCTTTCTTGTTCTTGTATGTCCAATCATAGCTACCAACCAAAGCCTTAGCTTTGCTACCATTACCAATGTCTTCAGTGATTTCATCACCGTCCACATCGAATGCTTTCATTGGTTTGTTCTTAGACTTACAAGTGATGTAGCGTCCCATGTCAGCCTTCTTCTCGCTGTCTTGATTGACAGAGATGCCCATTTCTTCCAGAGCCTCCACTGCTGCATCAGACAGATTACACAAGTTGACTTGGTAAGCACCACTCATCTCATTCATTTTGCTCAATTGTGCCCAATAAATATCACATTTAATCTTCAACTTCTTTTTCTCTGTAGTCATTTCAATTTCCTTTATCAAAATCCACCAGTAACGTCAGTGGCAATCACGCCAGTTGCTGCCAATCTTTCCCTCAGCATCCACTGGACACCTAAATTGTAACACTTCACCTGCTTTTGTTGCAGCCTCTTCAATAATTTTCATAGCTTGTTGCGCTTGAGATACATCAACTTCCCATTGTGTTTCGTCATGTACAAAAGCTATAAGCTTAGCGTCTATGTTAGCTTCATTCAAAGCCTTCGTAGACTCCACCAACCATTGCTTAGCCACCACTGCACCAGCACATTGAAGCAACGTGTTTAAGGCAGCATGCTGTGATCTTATCCATAACATCCTACCGTCAAGTCCGGGCAGCTTACCAAAAGCACCAATCTTATTTATCCTATCCTTCAGCTTCTTTAAAGCTGGGGTGTTTTCAAGAAAGTTTTCAATTAGTTTCTTACCCTTCGTTGCAGACACACCAGCGGTGAGGCCAATCTTTGCAGCACCCGCACCATACAACATTGCATATGTCATAGTTTTTGTTTGGTTACGAAACTTCTTGTGCTCACTATTAGCATCGTCCTTCACCGTGCCTTTAGGAACAAGGCCAAAGGCTTGGCAATTCTTCCAATGGATGTCACCCTTCAACAGTTCTTCTTGCCATTCCAGATCACGCATGTAATGGGCTAGGCAGCGTAGCTCAATGCCGCTCAAGTCTACCCCCACCTGCACCTTCCCTTTAGGCACTGTCCACATCTCTCTGCACTCAGCACCATAGGGATTGCCTACGGCTGGAACCTGTGCCATGTTGGGGCTACTGTGCGTACACCTGCCTGTCATTGCACCGTTGGTAATCACCTTGCCATGCACCCTGCCATCAGGCTGTACAAGTTCAAGCCAACTGCTAACCTGTGCTACACGCTTTTGCAGCATGAGATATTCAGACACAAGCTTTGCTTCTGGTAGATCAATGCCTTCAAGCACTGTCTCATCCACAATGATGTTGCCCTTCTCAGTTTTCTTATTAAACACAACACCAAGCCCTTGCAAACGCTCAGCTATTTGTTGTCTACTGCCGGGATTAAAGACAGTCACTTTGTCCTTCAACTGCTTGCCTGTCTTATCAGACCAGCGTTGCTCAACAATGGGCTTAAACACTTCCTGCATCTGCCCTTCAATGTCAGCCATACGTCCACTAAGCTCAGCCTGTAACAGCATAGCTTTGCGTTCATCAAGCATGAAGCCTGTCTCTTCCATCTGCTTGCATATGAGGGCTACTTCATGCTCAAGCTGAATGCTCTTAGCACTGAAGCCCTCATCAAACATCACTTTAACTAAGTGTGTGTGGAGTCTTCTAAGCAGCAACACATCTTGCTCACAATACTTAGCCAGCTCTTCAGACCACCCACCATCAAAGTCTGGGAAACCATGCTTGGCATCATCCAAACGAATGCCCCATGCTTCAAGGCTGTGCAATGATGGTGCTTTCTGTCCCTCAACAGAAACCATCTCAATGTCTGGCTTATACAAACGAGACATGACAAGTGTATCCTCCAGTTTGCTTGGTTGTATCTTTATGCCCCACACCTTGCTCAGCACTGGAGCATCAAAGCCAATGATGTTATGTCCACACACTTCATCATCGCCTAAGTATTCAAGCAAGCCTTCTGGATTTCTCCAGTGTGTAAGCACACCATTTTTCATAGTGACACAAAGCCAAATGGTGGTATGGCTTGTGTTTGTTTCTATGTCAAGATAGATCATTGTGTGGTTTATAAATTGTGTTCAGTGTTTCAAAACTTCCGTCATCAAACTTATAAATCACAATGCTTGTAGTGATTTTATCTGTGCCCAAGATGGGGTGGTCTAAACCATACACTACAGCCTGTGTAATTTCATTGCTGTCTTGTTTGTACAATTCTTTCTGCTCATCAGTGATGAAGCTATTAAAGAATTGAGCTTCACCAACGAAGGTGACGATTGGTTTCTGACTCATAACGCTTCTCCTTCTTCTTCAACAAACTCTAACATCCTACCAGTGTGCTTATTGTAAAGCAAGTTACCAGCAGGGCCTGTTGTTCCACTAAACCTGTTCTTAAGTACACGCACCTTAGTCATGTTGCGTACCTGTTCTTCTTCTGCCTGTCCGTTACGCTCAAGGCCAATCACCATGTCACTAAGCTGTGCAATGGAGCCACTACCCCTAAGTTGTGCCAATGAAGTGACAGCACCTTCTTCATGTCCCTTGTCTGATGGACGTTTCAAATGACTGACAATGACCAAGGCAATGTTTGTTTCTTGTACAAGCATACGAAGCTTAGTCATAATTTCATCAATGGCTTTACGTTCATCACCACTCTCTTGTGCAGACACAATGATTGATACGTGGTCAAGGAAAATATATTTACAGCTAAGACCCTTTGCCATGTAACGAACACGGTTGATGATGTTGTCTGTTGTTGTGCTGCCAAAGTGGTCAAACAAAAACAATCTACCTGTACCCAATGTATTGTCAAAGGCTCTCTTGCGTTCTTCCTCTCCCACTTCATGGTCGGGCAAGTGCAGAGGGACATTAGCGGCAAGAGACATGATGGATAAGCCTGTCTTACGAATGCTTTCTTCCAAGAACATGAGGCCAATGTTGTCCTCTGTCTTTTGCACAATGTGCCATACAATTTCTCTAAGCACTTGGCTCTTACCCAAGCCACTGCCAGCAGTGATGGTGACAAGCTCACCAAAGCGCATACCATAGGTGAGTGCATTGAGTTCTTGCCAAGGATAGAAGCAATCTGCTGGAGCCAAAGGCTTAGACATTTCATCCCACAAGGTGGAGCCAGAAACAATACCGTCTGGTACAAACTGCTCAGCCCTCCACCATCTGTCTACAAAGGAAGCTTCCTTGCTGTCAGACAACCAGTCACAAGCGTCCTTGTAATCAGGCAATGGCTTAAACACCTTGCACTTGCTACCGAAAAGCTCAGCCACTTCCTTAGCTGCCTTCACTCCATGCTCATCACCATCAAAACATACAATGATGTTTTCAAAGCTGTTGATGTATTCATAGTGTTGCTTGCAATCCTTCAAGGCAGAGCCAGCACCATTACGTATAGACACTACAGGATATTTACTACCTGTCATTTGATATGCAGCCAGTGCATCAAACTCACCTTCCACAATGGTGAGATAGCGCCCACCAATGGGGAACAGGTGCTGTCCAAAGAGTGTTCCCTTGCCCCATGCACCAGCAGTGGAGAAAGATTTCTCTTTAGTGCTTCTAACCTTAGCAGCCACAAGCTGATTGTCTTTATCGTGATAGGGGAAATACAACCCATCATCACAACGAACAACTCCATACTTTTCCATTGTTGCTTTAGTGATGCGTCTATCAGAGACAGACACTGACATGCCTTCTCTGTATTTCTTTAGGAAAGAAACGTCTTGTTTCACATCCACTTCTTCTGCTGCTGCTAACATTTTTATTTCCTCAGTGTGGCTGGTTGCTGGAGTGAATGTATTACATACAAAGCACTTGGTTGACAAGTCATCATTGATTGCTAGTCCATCTGAGCTACCACAATGATGACAAGGTTGGTGTGTCTTTATGAAAGTTAAAGATTTAATTGCCACTCTATGCCTTTGTATTTAATGTCATGTGTTTTTAATATCTGGGTATAAGCATCAAAGAGTTTCTGCATTCTGCTTTTGTGCAATGCTGCTATGCCAATAATTAAATTGGCTTGCTCGTCTTCTGTCAGTGGAGTTGACCTGTCCAACAATGCCCACAATAAAAGATCAAGGTCTTCTGATGTACCCCATGCTTGCATGATGAGTGCTTCTAGTTCGTGATAGTTCATAGATGTTTTCCTTTGTGTTCGTTAGCTAAAGAGTGGTCAAGAAACACTTCACCACAAATGCGGCAACGCCATGCAACGCTTTCTACAATTATAGTTTCTTTGTTGCCGTGTAGTCCACGTACTCTGCCAAAGAATGTGCGAATCATTTCAAGCATTGTTCTTCTCCTTGAACTTGTCAAAACAATGCCAGCACATATAACCGTGATTCTTTGTTGACCACCAGACAAAATAAAAAGGGCTGTTGTTGAATCTGTTCTTTAGGCACTTAGGACATTGTTTTATTTTCATGTGTTCTTCTCCTTGAGTTTGGCTTCAATGGCTCGGACAAATTCACGCAAACTTTCATGCCCAACAATGTTCCATGTATCAATTTCCTCATCCGTCAGTCCTACCCATGTGCGCTGTGGTGGGTGGGTGAAAAGTTTTGTGCCAACAGGCAATGCAGGTTCATGCCACCAAGACATTGTTATGTCTGCCCCTGTTTCACTTGTGACTGTCGCCACAGGCTCTTGATTTTCTAACTCTGCAATGGCTTGGCGCACTTTGTCTTTAATACCATCTGTATTCATAATCAAATGAGCGTGTTCGCCAGCATTTAACGCCTTAAGCGCCAGCTTCAATACTTCAATCATGTGTTCTTCTCCTTGAGTGCATCAATACAGCTATCTGAATTAAATTTCACGATTGCCCAAGGGTCGATTGCATAATGCAATTCTGCTTGTGTCATAAGTTTCTTTATTCGTGTATTGCCAATCCACATTTCAATTCCCGCAAAACCCACAGGCTCTTGCTCTGGCTGTGCCAAGGCTGCTTTGATGGCGGTGATGGCTTGTTTGGCTTTGCAGCTTTCAGAGTGCGGATTGTAAGAAAGCACATCGCAACAAGCCCTGCGCCCAATGTCATCTTGTTCATTGTCGTACTTGATAACGTCTACAAAATCTTCCAACGCCTCAAGCGTTTGTTTCATTGCTTCAATCATGCTTGTCCCCTTGCTCTGATGTCTTCGGCACAATGATGCGGCTCAGTCGCTGGAACATCCTGCAACTCATCACACACCTTTGCACAGGCTTCACGCTCTGCCGCTGCACTGACGGTCACCAACTCCATCAGGCGTTGCATCATGAAATCGTGTGTCCAAGTCTGAAAACGCTCAGCCTTACCGTACTGCACCGCAATTTCTTTCGCCATCTCAATGATTTCATCTTGTGTCATGCTTCCCTCGCTTTCAACATTGCGTCTGCCATTTCATAAGCAAAACCCGCCCAATAATCGGAATACGAATCGACTTTATTTTGTGTTGCATATCCAGTGATTACCGCTTGCATAGCCTTTGCCGCAAAATAATCACGCAAGGTCATGCCGTCTTGTGCATATTGTGTTGTTCCACTAAATGGTCTAGGAAATGCTGCTGGGTTGTTCATTTCATACTCCTGATATAAATCGCAAACGAATCAACTGTGTCTTTACCAAACCCCTGCATCTTCTCGATGTGCTGTGCCACCTCCTCAATGACCTGCGCTCGGTATGGGTTCAGCGATACGCTGGCTTTCACAGCCTCCTTGCGTTGCTGTGCCTGTCGTTCAATCTCGTTGGACGCTTCGTCTTCGGGATCAACTATCATGTGCCTCCCTTTGCTGCCAAGTACAAACCAACATTACCTAAGCTATAGCCAATGAAAGCTATACCTAGTCCTATGTTCCCCTTCAATAGTAGGTCGGTGGCTACAACGGCATACACCACACCAACTACAGCGATAAGCCAAGCACTCATATTTTTTTAGTAAAGTTGATAGGTTTAAACTGATCAATGACAAGCTTCAAAGCGGCAAGGAGTTCTTCATCTCTGTCCTCAGCCTCTCTCTTTTCTTCATACTGAATTAAAAAATCAAGCTCATCAATAACAACTGCTTCAATTTCTTCTCTAGTCATTCCAAGTCTCCATCCACATTACAACAGCTACAAAAATAATACCACCAGCGAAAGCTCCAAAGGCAGCTAACACTAGGAAAGTAAAGACCGATTCAATCATACAAACCCTCTCATTCTTGCCGCCACTGTAGCACCCTTCAGCGTATGCTTCAAGTATGGTGCAACACTTTGGGGTGTGGCATGCCCTGTCATAGCCATGATGTTTGGTAATGGCACTTCTGCTTCAATCATCTCAGTGACAGCAGTGCGTCTTAAATCCATCAGCTTAATTTCTTCAGGCAGTTGTGCTTCTTTCTTTATCACATCACCAACCCTAGATAAGTTCATCAATGAATAGGGCAACAATCCACCCTGTCTATCTGACGCATTGCTAGGTGCAACATATTGTTGCCACCCATACTCAGCATGTTGTTGCTTAAGCATTGCTTGCAATCCTTCTGATGTAGGCAAAGTGATACGTGCTCTACGCTTGCTCTGCTCAAGAGACAACACCCCTGTATCCATGTTGTAGTTTTCCCACTTCAACATACGCATGTCCCCCATCCGCTGTCCCCATTCATATGCCATCTGCACAATGAGTCCTACGTTGCGCCATTTAAACGAGCTATAAGCCATGTCAAGAAAGGCTTTGACATCTTCCTTTGTCCAGACAGTTTTACGTGCCTTGTCAATCCTTCTCTGCACCTTGCTGAATGGATTGTGATTGGTGAAGCCTTGCCTTATGGCATAGTTGAACAACAACCGATACACTGCAAGCACATGGTTGGCAAGGCTAACACTCTTGGCAGCATGTTCTTCATACACACGCTGACACATCGGGGTATGTATGTCTTCAAGCTTTGCCCACATCAAAGGCACACCACCCAATCTACTGTGCTTCCAGTTATTTAAATAATATAAATAACTTTCTTGTGTTTTTTCACCTAGCTTTTCAAAGCTCAAGCTCACTGTGTAAGCTTTGATTAGGTCACTCACCTTTGCATTTGTGGTTAAGTTTTTTAAATGCTTACGTTCTTTTCTCCACTCGTCCAAGATTTTATTCTGTTCTTCAGCGGCAGCATACGCTGTTTGATACACATCCCCAAGCTCCATACGTTTAACAACACCAGCCTCTACAGCATCTGCTGGTGGGTTATATCTCCACTTAGACTTGCCTCGTGATTTAAAGCGCAGAACATATCTAGGCATGCTCATGGTTTCTTCTCTTCTATGTAGCCTACAAGCCTAGCTGTCCTACGCAAGTCTTCTATCACAAGCTCAGCATGCTCTGATGATATGGCATACACAATGCAAGTACGTATGCCTTCGTCAGTGTCATAGCCAGCAATGAATGGTTTCCATTCGTTTCCCTTAGAATCTGTGATGTTCATAGCTCTCCCAATTCATAGAGGTTTTCTGCCATCTGCAATAGCTCGTCATGCTTCATCAACTTGTTGAGCCAGCGTTTCGGTATGGCTTTGTATCCATACTTTCTACCAGCTAACATGCCTGTCACTGCACCCACTGTGTCAGCGTCATAGCCTTTGTTCACAGCCCTGATCAATGCGTCTTGAAAAGAAAACGTAAGGTCAACACATTCCCATGCCGCATTGTAGGCATACATGATGGAGCCTTTGCCTTTCTTCATATCATATTCATGATCGAGCAAGTGCTCAAACTCATCAAGCTGTTTACCTGCATAGAGTTCAGAGACAAAGGCAGACATGTAATGGACAGTGTCAGCATTACCGTGTGTCATCAACGACACAGCAATGGCCTCACCAAGCCCTGTCTGCGGCCTGTTGTGGTTGGCTAACACCACAGGAGCAATACGCATGATGGAGCCATTACCGCTAGACCTAGTGCCTGTGCTGCCTTTATATGGTTGCTCTGTTGTCATGCTCTCGATGGCTTCAAAGCAA